GTTCCTGAAAAGAGTGAGATATACGAGCCTTACCACGAGCGGTGGCAAAACCAGCAAGAGTACCCTGAGGAGAAGTAGCAGTTTCAGAAGTCTGAGCAATGGGGTTCACATTAACATCCAAGGTCTGACCACCTAAATACTCAGAACGCTGAAGACGGAAATCAGGAGAAACAACACCGAAACGAGAAAGCAGAATTTCAACATAACGAGTACCTCCACGAGCATCAAGCTCTAGCATCTGTTGAAGAACGATCGCTTCACGAATCGTATTAATAGTAGCCGCAGTAGCGCCAGTAAGATCAGCATATACATCGGGGAAAGCAGCTGAAGCCTGCTTAGCTATAAACAAATCTGATTCACCAGAATCAATAGAAGAACCATTACCAACAACATAATACCCGGGAACGGAACCAGAACCAGTGGTGGAATTAGAGTATTTCACGCCGGTATCGGACGTAGAAGTAGCATTAGCAGTATTCCACCCAAGACCAAGAACTGGAGCCCGAGAACCAAGAGGAAGCTCAACGGCAGGCCCCTTTTGGGGCCAAGGCAAGCAAGAAGTAAAATAATCTTTACGACGATTGCGGAACTGTAAAGCATAAGCAGTAGTATCAGGGCCATCACCTAAATCAACGGGAAGAGAATCCTGGGTATTTTGGTCACGATACCATTCATTCCAAATCTTATTATAAGCTCTCAAAGGGAGAGCGATAGGCATATCTGCCTGAGGAATGGAAACAACTTTAGTAGGAAGACCAAAATAATCATAAATCGAGCCCTGGGCAAAACCAGCAGCATGAGTAGCATCATCAAGAGAGGGAACTTCGAAATCAACGGAATCGGTGGGGTCATCCTGAGCACCCTGAAAACGTTCCCAATTAGACCAAACAAGTCGATTAGGGACAAAGAAAAAGTGTACATCCATGTACACATTATCCATATAAGGAAAAATAGGAGTAGCAAGACGGGCAAGAGCATTCATAGTCAAATTGACAGTATCTCCAGGCAGAATCGGCTCCCACAAAATGGGGTAGATCTTGCCCTCATCAAGAGTGGTCTTATGAGAGAAGGAACGATCAAAAGAGGAACGAGGTGCATCTAACGTAGCCGGAACTTTAGAAAAATGACCTTGATTCACACGACCAGCAGAATTAACTCGAAAACCCATATAAATAACTCCTATTTAATTAAAGGACGCGGACGACAAACACAAACACCTAAAAGAGAACCACATCTACAGGGAGTCATTGACGGACCTCAGAGATGGGAGAACTGCGAATAACAGTACGAGCGGAACCAAGATTAAGAGGGTTTCCATGGGGAATAAGAAGACCACAAGAATCATCAAACTCGCCCAACTCACACAAAGCAAAATCATCAGGGAAACGATTAAACGTAGAACCAGACTCATTGGAAGCAACCTCGAAACCGCGCAAAGCTTGGACAGAAGAATCCTCACAAAACGGCTTAAGAAAATAATTAGCCTTAACATCTAGAATTGCAAATACCTTTTTCATTCAACACTCCTTTTCAAACAATTTTTAATAACAGCAGACTTAACCCTTTCACGGGTAGCCAACCGAGTGTCAGTAGAATCGGGGTCAGAGAAGAAGTCAACACCTTCAGTACGTTTTTTTTTTATTTCTAAAAAGAGAGCGGGATCAACACGCTCCAACAAACGATCAAAATACTTAGGAGGAAGAGAAGGAGGACGGCCGGGAATCACGACTTCGTCGTGAGGATAAATATCATCCTTAAATTCATCAAAGAAACCGGCACCAATACCAGGACGACGGGACATAGTAACAAACTCAGGCTTACGCCCCATATAATGAAAGCGAGAACCAGCACCAGTAACCTTTTTAACACAATACCGAGCTACATAAGCAGCAGACTCAAAGGAAACCTCGGAGATAGTACAACGACCCTTAGACCAAAGGGAATCCAACAAGGGGGAAGAATACTGAGGAAAACCACCTTGGGAAGCAGAAATCGAAACACGATCAGCACAGAAATCCTCACCAAACAAAATCATATGATGATGAGGACGGGAAGTGAGCTCACCATATTCGCCACACTGAAAGAACCTCAAGGGTTCAGGAGAAAAATGCTTACGCAAACGCTTTAAAAAAAGCTGAACGTCTTCAAGTACCAGGGTAGACTGGCCATTGGGAAGACGAGGCAAATGTTCATCAGAATACGTAAGAGTAAGGAAACAAGAACGGTCATGGAGCTTAAACTCCTTCATGAGACGGACGGCCCATTGGCGCGAACGCTCCAGACGACAACCAACGCATTGCCCACAAGGCAGCGGAGTAGGTACACCATGCCGGGCAGTATTAGCCGAAGGCATGGTAGAGGGAAATGAAATGGTGGCCTTACCACCATTAGCAGAACGCCTTACCAGGGCGATCAGAGGTTTATAACAAGGCATATTACAGCCGAATGCCACCACGAGACATAGACTTGGGAGCATTATACTTATGGGTACGAGACCCTTTACGGAAAGAACGCTTATTAGAGCTACGAGACATCATCTTACGCTTCATAAAACCTCCAAATAAATAATACCCAAAAAACCGACAAAAAGGACACCTTTTTAATAACGTAACACCTATTCGGTGTCACTTGGAACAGTTACAACAAGGGAGTAACTGTTCATAAGGGGACTTGCTGCGCGGTCCCCTAACACCCCTACAGCTAAAACAGGGACACATAGGATACGGCCTATGCTAACTCCAAACTTCACGATGTTACGTAAGTCGAAAGCAGTGGCCGTAGTATAGTGCATTTTAGCTATAGACGATAAGTTCATGCTTCACTATCGACAGAATCAGGCGAAACCTTAGGTTTGCCTTTATTAGAGCCTACAGAGGCTCTAGGAGAAGGGTCGGCGGCCGGGCTGGCAGACTCCTTCGGAGTAGCCGAAGGCGCGCCTACAGGGCCTTTAAGGAGGCCAAAACGCTCATAGAGCTCACGGGGGGCAGAGCCCAAATTACGGAAATCATGATCAAGTTCGCGACGCATGGCAAGAGGTAAACTCTCAAAAGCCTGATGAGCGCGCTCAACCAAATCAAAAGACTCCATAAGAGATTGGGGCCCATCCGTGAAGTCACCCCATCTGGGAGTCTTAGAAGTCATCCACGCAGGGGGATTAATCCCCTGCTTCATACGAGAAATAATATAATTAATATCAACTTCCTTTTTAAATTCCTTCTTAACCCTAGGGGCTAATCCAGAAGGAGAGAGAACACACTTAACCTTAGAAAACATATTACGAACAATCACATTACCTCCCAAACAATTTACGGGCACCAAGGCCCAACACATCAAGAAAATTCTTATCAACCTGAGACATACCGGGCTTCGCAGAAGAAGAACCTAAACCCATGGCATCCAAACGCTTATCATTCATAAATTCATACTTGGCTCGGTTACCCTCGGACATACTAGAGAAGGCGGCCTTATTGGCCTCCTCATGAGCCTTCTTAACTTGGGATGCAAAAGTCTGCTCAGAAACATTAGCGGATACGCCCGCGGAGCGGGCGTCGGCAGAAATTTTCGCCAAATCAGCAGAGAGCTTCTGGGAGAGAAAGGCATTGGAAATACCCTTAGCCTCTACATCTTTCGCTGTAGACTGGGACTGAACGCCCAATAAACGGGTATTCTCCAAAACCTGGTCAGTAGAAGCAATAGATTGCCTGACGGCAAGAGGAAGATCAGCAAAAGCCCGGGCGGAATCAGCACCGGCCTTTGCGGAATTACCAACATCGGGGGCCACCATGGTGGCGCCAGCACCTCCAGGAGTAGAGGCACCAGAGCCACCAGTAGCGGAGAGAATAGGATTAAGGCCAGCTGCGCGTAAGTCACCAACTTCACGTTGGTGAGCAGTATTAGACATGCGCTCTTGAAAGCGCATTTGCTCGCGGGCGATATCCATATTGGCGGCATTCATGGCAGCGGTATTAGCGGCGTTAGCCTTATTTACGGACCGCTGGCCGAGAGTACCAACAAGACCCCCAGCCAACCCTAAAGCAGCAGTACCAAGCACGGGGTCCATTACAACCTCGTCAATCCAGGCGCAGAGTACACAGGGAGAACGCGCACATGCCTAAAATTAGTATAAGTATCAAGAATGAAATGTGGCTCTGAGGGAACAGCAACAATTCGATCAATGGGAGGCTGCTCAGGAAGCAAATCTTCCAAAATAGGAGCAGAAGGGAAATCAAGAGCAAGGTGCCAAGAGTCAAGGGTGGCGGTATGGTTAGACCGAAACGCACCCGTAACATAAGAAGGCTTATAGCGATATTCAGCCCAACGCTCATTATAACCAAACGGATCATTATCCGTAGAGGCACCAACCATACAAAGCTCTTTATTCAAAACAGCCTGCTCACCCAAATTCGCGGCGAGAGGTTCATAATAATCATAACGGGTACGGACAGACCAATGACGGGACATGCCCTGCTGGTAGGTAGTATCAGCTCGAAAGGACACTAAGCCCAATAATTGGCCGTGTTCCTGAAAAGAGTGAGATATACGAGCCTTACCACGAGCGGTGGCAAAACCAGCAAGAGTACCCTGAGGAGAAGTAGCAGTTTCAGAAGTCTGAGCAATGGGGTTCACATTAACATCCAA